TCAGCGGTGGGTCGCGCGGGCCCGGGCGCCGGCGGCGCGCTCGGCCGCCGACTTCGCGTCGTGGCAGGGGTGGCAGAGGCCCTGTTTGTTCGACCGCTCATCGCTGCCGCCCTCGCTGAGCGGCTTGATGTGGTCGACCACCTCACTGGGCGCCGTCTTGCCAGCCGCCAGGCAGGTTCGGCAGAGCGGCTCCTCGGCGAGGACCTGGGCGCGATCGCGCTGGCCAGCTCGGCCGCGCTTGCGCCGATCGGGCGTGCCGCGCACCGGCTGCCACGGCTTGCGCTTGGCGGCGCCGAACCGAGGCGGCTGGAAGGGCATCAGGCGGGGCGCTGGCGGCGCAGGTTGCGGGCGATCTCGCGGCGGTGCTCGTGCGGCTCGCCGGTGTGGCGGTTGAGCTGCGCAATGCTGCCCGAGGGCTTCCGAACGGTGAAGATGCTCCGCACCCGCTCCTTCGGCAGAAGGGAGAGCGACAGGCCGGGATCGCGGAGGATGTCGTACCCGGCCGAAGCGGCCGTGGGTCGCGTCATCAGAGACAGGGCCGACAGGAGGAGGATCTTGAAGCCGCGCATGGTGAACTCCTTGGGGTCAGCGCTCCTCGACGGTGAGCGCGTTGATCAGGACCGTGGCCACGTCCGTCGACCAGGCGACGCTGGCGGTGGCGATGTCGGCAACAAGGTGGCCTGGCGTGCGGAAGTCGACGCTGGGTAGCTGCTCCAGCCATCTGTCCAGCGCGTCGCCGGCCACGGCGTTGAAGGTGTATTCGAGGCGGAGGCCGTCGAAGGTGGCCGTGTTCCAAGGCTTGGACCGCTCGGCGACCGGGACGAGCTCGCAGCCTGCAGCCCGGGCATTGGTGAGAATCGCGCGCGCCAGGCGGCGCGTCGGGTCAATCCGCCGGCGGGCCATCAGCTGCGCGGTTCGTCCACCGCGCCGGCCTGGGCGATCGGCGTCACGAAGAACGCGTCGGCGCCGGGCTTCCGGCTGAAGCCGAGCTCGGCCAGGCGCGCGGCGTGCGGGCCGTCGATCGCCTTGAGCGCTGCCGTCTTGTCGACGCTCACCTTGATCGAGATGTACGGCTTCCCCCAGCGTGCCGCCTGCAGGGCGGCCGCGGCCGCGTCGAAGTCGTCACCCTTGAGCGACAGGGTGTCTTTCCCGAGCTTCGTGCCGATGGTGCAGCCGCCAAGCGCGATGGACTTCCGCTTCCCGCGGGTCAGCTCGGCGGCATTCTTGCGCCACCACGGCTCCAGCGCGTCGCGCAGCAGATCCATCTCGGCCACGATAGGCAGGGACTCGGTATCGGCCGCCGTGGTCGCTGCGGCGATCGCCGCCTCGCGGGCGCCGCGGATCAGCAGCAGCTGCCCGTCGAGCTTGGCATACCGCTCGAGCAGTGCGATCGCCGCTTCGCTCGTCCGCGGCGTCCTGGGCTTGGCGGTCACTGCGCGGGCACCTGGCGGCGCAGCGTGGCGAGCTCGCGGGCCATCAGCGCCAGCGAGCCGCGGGTCACCGGCACGACGTCGTCGGGTTTGCCGCCCCGGGCCACACGGCCCAGAACGCGGAGGTCGATGCGATCCATGTGGATACTCCGGGAGGTTACCAGGCCCAGCAGCCGCCACGTCGGCCGGGCGCCGTGCGGGCGCTGGGCTGACGGTCGGACGGGAAACGGAAAGGAGCGACGATGGCGCTTGCGATCTGTTGTGCGCGCTCTTCCAGGGCATCGAAGTGCGCGGGGTCGCGCACGCCGAGCCGCGCTTCCTGGATCAGCTCGTCGAGGGCGAAGCTTTGCCGCTCGAGCTTGGCTGCCAGGTCCGGATTTTGAGCCATGGGCCACCTCCGGAAACGCAAGAGCCCGGCGGGTTGAGGGGAAACCGCCGGGCTCAGGACGCAATTGTCGCGGGGTCGTTTTTGGCCGTTACGTGGCCAGTTCGGCAGTCTCTTTTTCGTCAACCCCTACAGAATTGCCGCTTGGGCGGCGGCCAGGGTCGCGGGATCAACCTCGCGCCGAGCAGCCGCCAGACAGGCCGGCCAATGGTCCAGCGCGTCGATCAGCAGTCGGGTCAGCCTACGATGGTGCATCCGATGCCGGGCGGCAGCCACCGTCAAGGCGACGTCCGCGGCAATGACGTCGAGTACAGGCGCCGCCCGGGGACCGAGCCACGCCCGCCAAGTGCCATAGGCGACCTCGCGCTGCACCCGAGCCAGCGATTCGAAGAACACGTCGTCGAATACCCGCTTTGCGTCGACCCGGCTCTGCAGGCTGGCGGCACGTACCGTCACGTCGGCCGAGATGAGCTCGATGATGGCGGAGATCTCCTGCGCGAACGCCAGCTGATCGTCGTTCAGGGCACCGCTCTGGTACAGCCGCGCGATTGCGCCGATGCGCCCACGCCGCACCGCCTCGTGCGTGGCCGGCGTACCTTCGCGCTTATGGTCCCAGCGATCAAGCACCTGGGCGCGCTCTACCCGAAGGCTGCGCTCAACCGCGGCGAGTTCGGGATGGCGCTCCTGCCAGTTGCGCCGGCTGGCGTCCCGGCGCGCTTTGCGGTGCTGCTCCAGCTGCCGGCCGGCGCGGGTCTTGGGGCGTTTGGGGTCCGACTTCGTCGACCAGCCGACGCTCCCGGCGGCAGGGCCGACCACCCCGCCCTGCTCGTCTAGGCGCAGATCACGCGCCCGCTGGTTCACCCGCGCGATCAACTCGCGCACCTTCGGCGCCGTCGCGCCGCTTCCTGTCTCTACCATATCCACCACTGCCCCGCTCGATGTCCCGCTTATGATCGAGCGCCGGGCCCGCGGGCAGTGGCGTAGTTGTCAACGTGCCTGGCGGCACCAATTCCATATTGCCGATCCGCACCGTCCAACCGGCTTCGCACAGTTGGAGAAGCGCGTCGCTTTCGCTCACCTGGGCGGCGGCATTCGCGAGCATGATGCCGCGCGTCTTGCCCCGCGCGCGCTGGACCATCTGGTCACGTTCCAGCGCACGGACCAGCGAATGGGCGCGCTGCCGCGTGATGCCGAGGCCGCCCGCAATCTCGCCAAGCGTCGGGCTGCTGCCGTGGCGCAGGTAATAGCGCTTGATCAGGTCGAGGGCCTGCAGCTTGCGGCTCGACATCGCCGGTGTCAGCCGGATCGGCGTTCCATCCATGTCGGCGTGCCTCCCGAGGCAGAACATAGTGTGAATCGTGGATGAAACCAAGCGTAGTAACGATTTGCCTTGCGAGGCAAGCAAATTGTTACTACAAGGTCCGCATGATCATCGTTTGGGACGAACCGAAGCGCGAAGCGAACCTCGTAAAGCACGGTATCGACTTTGTTGACGTGACCGAGGATTTTTTCGTGTCGGCGATCGTTCGCCCCGCCAAGGAAGGTCGCCTCGCGGCGATCGGCCAGCTCAACGGCCTCGTTACGGTGATTTTCGTCACGCTTGGCACGGAAGGGCTGTCGATCATCTCCGCCCGCCCGGCCAGCAAGAAGGAAAGGGAGCTGTTCCCATGACCACTCCAAAATTCACGCAGGCGGATATGGACGCCGTGTCTGATAATCCCGAGTGGACGGAGGCTGATTTCGCCGCCGCGCGGCCGTTCACGGAGGCCTTTCCGGAATTGGCGGCGAAGATGCAGCGCCAGCGTGGGCCGCAGAAGCGGCCCACCAAGGTCAGCACCACCATTCGGCTGTCGCCCGACGTCATTGCCTATTTCAAGGCGGGAGGCGACGGCTGGCAATCGCGCATCGATGAAGCGCTGAAGCAATGGGTGACCGAACATCGTGCCTGAGGCCACCCCGTTCGATCCCGCCGATCATCTCGCCGATGTAGAGAGCCAGGCCGAACTGCTCGATCAGGCGCTCGCAACTGGCGACGCCAAGGTGATCGTCAACGCGCTGGCGATCGTCGCCCGTGCGCGCGGCATCAGCGCGGTGTCACGCGATAGCGGCATCGGCCGCTCGTCGATCTACAAGGCGTTGGCGCCGGATGGAAATCCGACCTTGGAGACGTTCGTGCAGCTCGTGGGATCTCTGGGAATCGAATTGCATGCGCGGGCGGCAGCCTGATCCGTATGAGGGGGGAGCGCTGAAGAGACCTAAGGTGCGGAAGCCCGAGTAGATATCAAAGTCGAAAGCGGCCTTCATTCGGTCGGACGGCGCTTCGAACCTCTCCACGGATCTCAGCGATCCGCTTTCCCGCCTTCTCGACATACGGGATGGCAAGCAGGAAAGCGCCGTTCGCTAAATCATGAGCATACGCGTCCGAGATCTTCGTCACGTCGCCAGGCTCCGCTTCGTCTGCATCCTCGAACCACAGCTCGAGCGCTGCAACCGCACTCTTGACGAGATCCTCGACGGTGCCCGCAGCGGAGAAGCAGCCCGGCAGATCGGGAAAGGACAAGCCATACGCGCTGCCCTCATCCTTGTGTACGAGGCCGAAATAGATTTTCATGCTTCAACTCCCCGCGACGCTCCCGTTTACATCAGAGGAGGATCCGATGGGAGCGTCGTGCACCGCATCGACAGATTTAGCATGCGGCGACCGCTCAATGACCACGGGTATACCGGGCAGCCAGGAGATCGCTTTGATGATCTGTCCCGTGAGCCAGAGAACGGGCCCCACCCCCATGAATGCCATCGCCAAGTTGCTCATGACAATCCGGGTCAGGTTGGGCATTTGAGGCGGTGAAACGCCATCGATTTTGTCGATCGGATCCAGGTCACCACTGATGGTGACAGGCAGAGTCTCCGCATAAAGGTAGAAACCCAACGCCGTCAGGCCCACCACGAGGCCAACGACGATGAACGGTACACCTGTTGGCCGCAAACGTTCAGGTCTCTGCTTGCTCCAAAGCGAAACCTCGCCTTCACCGGTGTCTTCTGTTCCGTGGTAAAAGCGGCCACAGTTGGCACACTGCAACGCCTCATCAAGACGGTTAGAAAAGCCCGTCGCACCGCACACACACTTCATTCGATTCCCCCAAGGCGGCTAATTACGTTTCCCGGTTGGCGACTGTCCTCCCACCAACAAGCCGTTGATGATTGTAGCCACTGCAAGCCGATGCTCTGCCGACAGGCGCCGAAACGCTGCGACCAACTGTTGCTCCGTCGTATCATAGCCTGGTGGTGGTGGCCCTTGCTCGGGATCCTCAGTCTCGCCGGTGAGATAGGCAGGCGTCGTCTTCAGCTCTCGGGCTATGAGATGAAGGTTTCGCGTCCCGGACTTGTTCCGATGGATAAGGGCGTAGATCGAGGGCTGCGACACACCCACCCTGCGCGCCAGCTCGGCTTGGCTTAGGCCGAGCGCGTTCATTCGATCGCGGACTCTCTCACCAAGCGTCATGGCCTAAACCTATAGCCCTGTTTATAGGACGCCATGAAAATGGATTTATTGATATTGACTCTTTTATAAACACGTCTATTGTTACGTTTATGGACGTAGCCACCACCCCCAGCGAGGCATTGCAGCAGGCGATCAATATCGCCGGATCGCAATCCGCGTTCGCGCGCCTTGTGGGCGTGACGCAGCCCTCCGTGTGGACCTGGATCAGGCGCTCCAAACCTTTGCCGGCCGAGCACGTCTTGAAGGTCGAAGCGGCTACGGGCGTTTCTCGCCACGATTTGCGACCGGACCTTTACCCCCGCGAACCGGGCCAGCTCGAAGGACTGCGCGCGTGAAGGGCCCGCCGTCATTTCAGATCGGCCTGGTGCGGTTTCGCGGCGTACATCCAGTCGGAGCGCGCTTCATTATCCAGCGCAACAGATACCGACATCATCGGGAGAACTGTTTCCGCCGCAGCCGCGGCGATGGCTGCAGCAGGCCGGCGCGAGATCTGGTGGAGTCGGCGATTATCGCTGCGATTGAGGAACGCGAGATGCGGCGGTACCTCGAGAAAGCGCGCGCTGAAGGTCGCACGGTAACGGACGAGAATTGGCACAGGTCGCGCGCCGCGGCCGTGCGGCTGCGTCATGAGCGCGCTGAACGCCGTCGCCGCTACATCAGGAGCTTGTTCCTCCATCTCAGCGGCGACAGCGAATGAACGATCAGTTGATCCCTTCGCCAAAAACAAATCGGTGCGGAAGCGGTTGGCTTTCAATCGTCTGGGCCAGCTCGTGGGCGTTGTCGCCGGCGGCACCGAGCGCGACGGCGGCAAGCTTGAGGTGCTCAGCAAAGCCTGCTCGCAAGCGCGTTGCACTTTCCAGCGGCGTAGCCTCGGTCGACTCGAACAGGGCGGTGCCGAGCTCGGCGACGGCCTGCGTGAGATGGACCAGCGCAGTGCGCAGGTCTTCGGATTCGTCCATGGAATATAAGCCTTCGTTGGTTGGTGGAACTCCAACGATAGCCGAAGGCCGGGGCGCGTCCAGCGTCCCGGCCGGAGGCCAATTGCCTTCTGTCGGCGTGTTTGCTCTGATCGCGACCGCCAGGGCCGGAGGGGGTGCGCAGCATGCCGCGCGCACCCCCGAAGGCGTCCCCTGTTCATCTTCCCCCCTTGGCCCCTGGCAGACGGGCCAAGTTGCGCGCTTCCCCCCCGGTATTGCGCGCAGCCCCCTTCGTCTGCTCGGTATGCGTACAGAACGGGCCGGCGGCAGTCTCTTGCAGTCGCCGACCCGTTTTGCATGCCGTTCCGTTGAGCTGGTGCGGGCCGACCTGAACTCGGAACACGCGCCCGCCCTCGGGTCGCACCCGCGCCGGCGCGCCCTGGACGCCGGCGCGGGCTTGCCCGCTCGAGCAGCGGCATGACGAAGCTTCGAGCCCCCGGGTCGATCGACGCCGCTTTGTCCCGCATCGCCGGCCTTGTGCCCGATGGCTGGGCGGGCATGGCGAGCACGGTCGACCGGAAGGAGCGCACCGTACGCAACTGGGGTGATCCGGACACGCCGGAATCGATTCCCCTTGAATGTGCGATCGCGCTGGATCTGGCGTACATCGCCGCGGGCGGCGTCGGTGCCCCGATCCACGAGACTTATGCGCTGCAGCTCGAGCTGCAGCTGCAGACGAAGTTCGGCGACATCCTCCAGCTCGCCACGCTCAACGCAGAATTCATCCTGGAGGCGGGCCAAGCCGGCGCCGCCGTAATCCAGGCGACGGCGCCAGGCGCGCCCGAGAAGTTGAAGCGCGAGGCGCTCCGCGAAAGCGAGGAAGCCGCCACCGCGCTCGCACGAACGATCGCGGCGCTCCGCCGCAGCGTCGGCATGCCAGGCGGGCCGGAGGTCCCGCCCTGACGCGAAGGGGACGTCGCGCCGCCGGCAGCCGCCGGCACCTCAGATCCGACCCGCCGGGCCCGATGACAGGAGCGTCACCGGGAACGGCTTTTTGCTGCCCGAAAGGATGCCACCATGGCGATCACTCCCGGCACCTATCTCCGCCTGCGGCGCGAAGCTGCTGGCCTGTCGATTGAGGACGTGGCCGGCGTAATCGGCACGGTCCCCCACATGGACGCGCTCGGCCGCGCCGGCTGGCTGCGCCTGGTTGAGGCGGACGAGACGCCGATCGGCGCCGACGTCATCGACACGCTGCGCAACGTCTTCCGTTTCGACCAGGTCGTGCTGATGGATCTGGACGACATAGCGCGCGGGGCGACGGGTGTGCCGGCGCCGCGCCTGTGCCGCCTCTGCGCCTGCAGCGAGAACGATGCCTGCATCGACCCGGTAACCCATATCGGATGTGCTTGGGTCGCCGCCGAGCTCTGCAGTGCCTGCGCGCTTCCCCCGGCCGCCCCGGCCGTGGCCGCAACAGCGACGGGACTGGCGGCATGATCGGCGCCGAACCGCTCCAGCGGCGCCACAGGCGCCCCCGCTACAATCCCCTCGGCGATCGGCGCGGCCCCCTGCCCGCCCGTCCCGACGCGCTGCACCCCAGCTGGTGCGATTGCCGCGCCTGCACGAAGCCCGCCGAGGACCGCCGCATCCCGCGCGGCTGCTCGATCAGCTTCCTCGTCCTGGTCGGGCTCGGCGCCGCGACCGGCTTCCTTTTCATCGCTGACGCGATCGCGGCGGGCCCCGGCCTGCAGGTGATGGCCGGCCAACCCGGAAAGCAACCATGAGCGACAACATTTCGGCCGAGCAGCTGCGGCTGCTGATCGAGCGCGTCGAGCGCCTCGAGGAGGAGAAAAAGGGCCTGAGCGACGACATTAAGGATGTCTACGCCGAGGCGAAGTCGACCGGCTTCGACGTCAAGACGATGCGCACCATCGTCCGCCTGCGCGGGATGGAGAAGCACCACCGCGAAGAGGCCGAGCACCTGCTCGAGACGTACAAGCAGGCGCTCGGCATATGACCCGGTTCGGCACGCCCTGGTCGACCGATGTTCAGCCTGCGGAAGACGGCAAGCTGATCCGCGTCTCGCTCCTCCTGTCGGTCGATCCTGGCCCCATGAAGGAGTTTCGGCCCTTCCTCGACTTCGATCTCGACGAGTCACACGCCACCCAGCTCCTTGGCGGGCTCGTTATGGCGCTGCGCGAGGCGCGGAAGCTGCAGGAGCGCCGCGTGGCGCCGCCGGTGGTCGATCATGCGTGAGGTCGAGATCCTGCCCCCGCCCGGGCCCACCGTCTTGCCCGCGCTCCCCGGCCCTCTTCTGGTGACCGAAACAGGGCACGTCATTCTCCCCTCGATGCGCCCAGGCGGCGCCTTCGAGCTCACCCGCCTGGAGCAGGGCGTCGGCCTTGGCTGGATGCCGACGCCGGAGCTCGGCGGCTTGGTGCTCGCGATTTCGGACGGCCACGCGCTGACGCCGATCCTCGCGACCGCGCTGACCAGGCACGCCCTGCAGCAGGTTATCGAGGATCTGAAGTCGATCGACGCCCAGGTCGGGGAGCTCGGCGGCCGATGATAGCGAGGGAGCCGAACTACGAGGCAGAGCGGCGGCTGCCGAACGGCGCGACCTGCGCCGATTGCGAGCACGGCTCCCGATGCGACGTCCTCTTCGGCGCAATCCGACGCGCCTTCATGTCCTGTGATTTCTGGCCGTCGCGGTTTGCGCCGGCACCCGCCGAACAGGCGCGCCGGCGGGAAGCCTCCGCCGGCGCGCCTCGTCCACCAGCCCAAACTGGAGAACGCCGATGACCGTTAGAACATTCGTGATCGGGCAGCTATGCGTTTCGCCCTACAATGTGCGCACCGATCGCCGCGCGATCGCCGCGATCGACGCGCTGAAAGCGTCGATCCTCCAGCGCGGGCTGTTGATGCCGCTCGTCGTGCATCCGATGCTCGGCAATCCCAAGCAGTTCGGCGCGATCGCCGGCGGCCGACGCTACCGCGCGCTCAAGGCCCTGGTCGGCGAGGGCAAGCTGCCCACCGACTATCCGATCGAGGCGGTGGTACGGGAAGGCCTCACCGAGGCCCAGCTTATCGAGATCTCGACGGCCGAGAACCTGATCCGGCGCGACCTCTACCCCTACGAGACCTATGCCGCCCTCGCCCGCGCGGCGCGGCGCGGATCCTCGCTCGAGCAGATCGCAGACTCCCTTGGCCAGGACGTCGACTGGGTTCGCGCCGGCGTTCGCCTGGGCCAGCTGCCCGAACCGATCTTCAAGGCCTATGCCGACGAGAAGATCGCGATCGCCGTCGCCAAGGCGTTCGCCGCAACCGACGATCGTGATGCCCAGCTCGAGGCGTGGAAGGCGTTCGAGCAGCTGCCGGCGCATCAATGGACCGCGCAGCTGGTGCACAGCCTGCTGAAGGTCGGCGATCGCGAGCTGACCAACCTGCTGCACTATGTCGGCGAGGAAGCCTATCGCAACGCCGGCGGCCGCTTCGAGCTCGACCTGTTCGCCGATGCCGGCGACGTGCGCGGACGCGTCTCCGACGAAGGCCTGCTCCGCCGCCTGGCAGGCGAGAAACTCGACCAGCTGCGCAAGCGGATCCGCGCCCGCACCGGCCGCGAGCTCCGCTTTGCCGCCTCGCCGCCGACCAACGATTACAACCGCATCGACAGCGCGCTGCAGATCCACCCGAATATCGACGTGTTGTCGGCCGAGGACGCGGCCCGCCAGCAGCAGCTGCTCGACCGCAACCTCGCATTGCTCGCCGCGGCCAATGAGCTGGTCGACGATGCCGATCGGCCGCTCCCCGGTACCGAGGCGCAGATCGCGGCGCTCGACGCGGAGTTCAAACCGAACGAGGTGGAGATTGAACGGCTGGAGGATCTGCGTGCCATCCATCTGCCGGAGGGCGATGTCATCGCCACCGTCGATATCGATGAACAGGGCGAGGCGGATGTCCGGTTCTGGTGGGCGAGCAGGAAAGCCCAGGCCGCGGCGACGAAGCCGGTGCCATCACCGGCGCCGCGATCGACGGGTATGCGCGCGCTGCGCCCGGAGCCGCAGGCGGGTGCCAAGCCGCTTGCGGACGGGGCCGCGATCGAGCGCCGCAACGATGACTGGACCGCGCGGGACCGCGCCGATCGGCAGGCAAAGGGTGACTATGGCCTGACCCAGGACGGGGTGCAGGCGATGCGTTCGCTGCGCCGTTCGATGCTCCGCACCGTGCTGCTCCAGGATCACTTCGACGGCGGTACGGTGGCCCGCGACTATTTCGTCTGGGCCCAGCTGCGCATGCTGCTGACCTCGGCCGGGACGGCTTCGACGGGCATGCGGCGCATTTCCCCGCTCAGCATCGTCGAGCAGCGCGAGGATGCCGCCGGCGCCGAGCTGATCGACGCCAGCACCGCCGGCATGTTCGAGGAGGCGCTCGCTCAGGTGAAGGGCTGGAGGTGCTTCGTCCTCCCCGACCTTCCCATCGCGTTCGCGAACTTCCGCACGCTCGAGGCTGATATGAAGGAGCAGGCAGCAGCCCTGCTGGCGTGCCTGGCGCTCGAACGCTCGCTCAATGCAGACGGGTACCGCATCCCACTGCAGGACGTCGTTGCGGTTGAAACGGAGCTCGCGGGCGACCTCATGCGGGGAATTGGCGCGCTCACCCCCTCCCCCGAGCTCTTCAACCTTTTCGATGCCAACCATCGCCTCGAGCTGGCAATACCGTTCGTCGGTCGCGATACGGTGGCGAGCTGGTCGAAACGCAAGACGGCCGAGCAGAACCTGCGGGTCGCCGCGATCTTCACCGGCGATTGCGCGGAGGTCCTGACGACAGACCTTTACGCTGCCGCGGCCAGATGGGTGCACCCCCTGCTCGCCTTCGACGCCGATCGCCTCGAGCAGAAGGCGGCCGCGGAATGACGGCCGAGCGCGAGCGCATGGTCGCGGATATGGTCCGAAAGATGGATCGCGACGTCGAAGCGCTGATGCAGCGTAACGTCGACGTGGCCCAAGTCGTCTTCAACAACACCGAGGTCACTGCGATGGTGATCCAGGTCGCGGCGTCGGTATGTGGCGCCGCGATCATGGTGGCGATGCAAACGCGGCGGCCAGAAGTCGATCCGAACAATCTCTATGATGTCGTCGCAAAGGCGATCGCGGAGAAGGTGCAGGACCGCAAGCGCCTGCTGCCCCAAATCCTTGCCGTTCTTGAAACCGAACGCGCGAAGGCAGGGGGGCGACGCTGATGGCGTACGCTGAGCGAACAGAGGTCGCCTTCGAGCGGTCCATCGCGGAGATCGTCGGCATGCTCCGGCGGGCCGGCGCCGCCTCAATCGCCCAGGTTGAGGAGCCCCGTCAATTCACCATCCAGTTCGTCCTGGACGAGCGTCTCGTTCGCTTCCGGGTCGATCTGCCCACGCTCGATGACGCGCCGACAACCGACGGCCGAGGGTCCCGTCTGAACGCTACGCGGCGCGAGGCGAAGGTTGGCCAGGTCATCCGTCAACGCGGCCGGGCGCTGATGCTGGTGATCAAAGCGAAGCTGGAAAGCGTCGAGAGCAACGTCGAGACGTTCGAGCAGGCGTTCCTGGCAAACGTCGTCATGGCGAACGGCGAGACAGTCTACGACCGCCTGGCCGAGCCGATCGCCCGCGAATATCGGTTAGGATCGGTGCAGCCGACCAGCACGCTGTTCCTGCTGGGGCCCGACTGATGCCCCGACCCCTCAACCCGAATCCGATCGATGCAGCCGAGCACGATGCGATCGTCGCTCGGCTGCGTGCCACCGGCGGCGACATCGCAGCCGTAGCGACCGAGTTCAACCGCGGGCGGAATACCATCGCCCGCCTTCTCCCAAGAGCACACCTATGTCGGAAATGAGCCCCTTCACTGCCCCGCAGCGCCACAGCGGACGCTTGCTGAAGATGGAAGACGTCAGGCGCGAGACCTCGCTCCACCGCGCGACGATCTATCGCCAGATCCAGGCTGGCACGTTCCCTAGGCCGGTGCAGATCAGTCGTAATCGGGTCGGCTGGTGGGAAAGCGACATCGAAGCCTGGAAGGCAGGCTGCGCGGCCAGCGCAATGACCTGA